TCAGAGCTGACCGGAGCTCGCAAGGAAGCCGAGCGGCGCGAGCAGGAGGCTCTAGCCAGAGCCACAGCGGCCGAGGCCAAGCTGGCCGAGAGCGAGAAGGCCAGGAAACCAGCCGATGCCGAGCCGCAAGCGGCCGATTTCAAGGATGCGTTCGAGTACGCCAAAGCCTTGTCGGCCTGGTCGGTACGCGATGCGTTGCGAAAACGCGACGAGAAGGATTTTCAGGACCGAGTGACCAACGAATCGACCCGTGTTGCAAAGGAATGGGACATCAAGGCCAGGAAAGCGGCCAAGGAGATCGAGGATTACGCCGACACCATCGCCGACGCTGACCTGAAGATCCCGGAAACGTTGACCATGGCGTTGCTGGAGAGCGATATTGGACCTCGTATGCAGTATTTCCTGGCAAAGAACCGCGATGAGCTGGACCGGCTGACCGCGATGAGTCCGGTGGCGATGCTGCGCGCCTTCGGGCGGCTGGAGGCGAAGATCGAGGCCGAGATCGGCAAGCCGGCCGGCAAAAAGGAGGAGCAAACGCCAGCCAAGAAGGAAGCCGAACCGGTAAAAATACCTGCCAAGCGCGTGCAGGAGGCCCCGGAGCCGATCACGCCGATCGTGGGCGGCAGTACCGGCAGTCAGGGCGTGGTCGACGCTGACGGCAACGTGACCGGCAGCTATCGCGATTACAAACAGGCGCGAAAAGCTGGAAAAATACGTTAAGCGGGCGTATAAGACGAAAATTCGCTGACCGCAGCGTCGTAGCGGGCGTATCCGTGTACCTCCACGTCAGAGGCCATCAGGCTTTGACCATTTGGAGGCTACATGGCCAATACAGAGCTAACCATCTCCAAGATCACCAACGAGGCGTTGATGGTCCTGGAGAACGAGCTCACATTCACCTCGGAGGTGAATCGAGAGTACGACGACCAGTTCGCTGTGGTCGGCGCCAAGATCGGCAACACGGTGAATGTCCGGCGCCCGATGCGCGTGATCGGCACGACAGGTCCAGCGCTGAACGTCGAGGATTTCAACGAGACCTCGATCCCGGTGGTACTGACGACGCAGTTTCACACCGATACGCAGTTCACCACGCAGGATCTGGCGCTATCGATCGACATGTTCTCCGATCGGGTGCTAAAGCCGCAGATCGCCGCCATTGCCAACAAAGTCGACCGCGACGGCCTACTGATGGCCAAGAACAACACGGCCAACACGGTCGGCGTGGCCGGCACCGCTCCCACGGGCCTCATCACATATCTGACCGCAGCCGCCTTCCTGGATGCCGAGGGCACGCCACGTGACGGGCGCAGGTGCGTGGTAGTCGAGCCTTTCACGTCTGCGACCATCGTGGATTCGCTCAAGGGCCTGTTCACGCCTGCCGACCAGATCGGCGAGCAATACAAAAAGGGCCTGATGGGCCGCGATGCAGGTGGCATGAACTGGAAGATGGATCAGAACGTCATCTCCCACACATACGGGGCCTATGCCACCACGGCCGGCGCGCTGACGGTCAACGGCACGCCACAAGGCCTGGCCACCGGCTGGGCTGCGACCTCGACGCTGGCGCTGACCACCAGCCAGACCGTGACCCTGCAGCAGGGCGATACGATCCAGATAGCCGGCGTGTTCGCGGCCAACCCGCAGAACCGCCAGGCGTACGGGGCCAATCGGTTGCGCAGCTTCGTGGTGGTGACCGCGGTCACGAGCGCGGCGGGCAATTTCAACTTGACGGTTTCGCCGGCCCTGATCTACGGCGGCCAGTTCCAGAACGTGACGGCCACGCCTGCGGGGGGAGCTGTCGTTACCCCGTTTTCTGCAGCTGCGACGACTGCCACGGCCCAGGTTTCGCCCCAAAACCTCATTTTCCACCGCAATGCGTTCACGCTTGCAGTGGCCGACCTGGAGCTGCCAGAAGGCGTGCACTTCGCCGGTCGAGCCTCCGATGAGGAGATCGGACTGAGCATCAGGGTGGTGCGGCAGTACACCATCAACAACGATTCCATTCCCACTCGGCTTGACGTCCTATATGGGTGGGCCCCGCTGTATCCCGAACTGGCCTGCCGCATTGCGGCCTAGGAGACGAAAATGGCGAATCCTGGACCCAATGTTCAAACCACCGAACATCCGCTCTATGGCGGTGGCGGCCCGGACTATCTGGGCTCGGTCGGCGGCACAGTCGGTTTCTTCGCCGATCCATTCGGCGCCTCTTTTCTTGGCTACACCTCTGGCACCACGCTGACCGTCACGCAGCTACTCTCCGGCACCATCCAGGTCGGCCAACCCTTGGTGCAGGTCAATGGAGTGCTGGCCAACAGCAGCATCACCGCTCTCGGTACCGGCGCCGGTGGCAGCAATCCGATCACTGCGCTCGGCACCTATACGATTACCCCGAGCCAGACGGTCGGAACCTCAAGCGTTCCAGTCGGACTGCAGAGCCTCGGAATGGCCGTGGTGCAGCCAGGCTATGCGCTGACCGGCAGCCAGAACTTGGGGGCCTTCAACACGGCCAGCACTGGGGCCATCTGCAAGTATCAGCTCAACGTCAATGTCACCGGCCCGCTGGCCACTACCACCACCGAGGTCACTTCCACTGTGTCCTCGGGCGTGATGGCAGGGCTGGCCACGAGTTCGGTCGTATTCGTCAACAAGCTTACTGCGCAGGCCGGATACGGGATCGGCGGCTACCGAGTCTCGGCGGCCAACACGCTGGCGATCACCTACGTCAATGTCTCCACCGGTCCGATCACCACGGCCACCGAGATCAACGATGTGATCGAGATCAAGGCCGGGCCCCTGGTCACGACCGCGGTTCTTTCGCCGGCCAATGTCGCCGTGAACACCACTGCCGAACAAATCTTCACGATCACCGGCAACGCGTGTCTACCGGGGACGGTGGCAATCGTGAACAAGCCGACTGCCCAGGCCGGCCTTTTCTACAGCCCATTCGCCCGCGTGGTGGCTCCCAATCAGGTCGGGATCACCTTCGGGGTGGTGACCACAGGGGCCGTGACGACCGGCGTGACGCCCACAGCCTCGGAGACCTACCAGTTCGCGTTTATCCCGCAACTGAACGCGTTCAACCCGACCTACATCTACACGCTGTCCGGCACGCAGAACGCGACGACTGCCAGCACCACAACCGAGGCCACCACCACCGTGGTCGGTACCCTGCTCACCGACATGGTGTCCGGTTTCTCCAAGCCGACGGTCAATGCGAGCACGGCCATAACCACTGGCCGGGTCACTGCGGCTGGGGTGATCGGGATCACCTATGTCACGCAGTCGGCCGCTTCGACGCCGAGCTCGAGCGAGATCCTGACGGCGGCCATCAATCGGCAGGTGCCTCTGAATCCGGCGCTGATCTACAACGCAGCGCTGGCCACCAGTGCCATTGCGGCCACCACCTCGGCCGAGGTCACCACGACGGTCACAGGCCTGCTCGTCTCCACCTCTGTAGCCCTGACCAAGCCCAGCACCACGCCGGGCCTGGTGGTGGTCGGCGCTCGTGTGTCAGCAGCCAATACGCTGGCCGTGACCTACATGAACCTGACCACGACTTCGATCAACGTGCCCTCCGAGACGTACACGATCGCCAATATCCAGCTGCAGGGCCCATCGTCGGCCGCCTCGGTATCGTCGGCCCAGTCGGTGACTCAGACTTACTATCCGGCGGTGCAGCAGACATTGCAGGTCGCGGCGGCAACCCGCACCGCGTTGGTCGCGTTGGGACTGATGACAGGCGTTTGAAAATGGGGAGGTCATGCGAGTATCGATCGTCATTCCATCCTACAACGGGGCCAAGTGGATCCGGGCCGCGGTTCAAAGCGCACTAGCACAGGACTTTGTTGCCGGCGACGGGCTGCCGGAGCTCTACGAAGTCATCGTCCGGGACGACGGATCCACTGACGGCACTCTGGAGGCCCTGAAAAGCCTCCAGGATCGTCGGCTGCGGATCGTGCGTGGGCAGGTCAACCTGGGACTGGTCGGCTCGTTCCAGGCCGCTTTTGACCTGGCCCAGAGCCAGTTTGTGACGATCATGGGGCAGGATGACCTGATCGATGCCGATTACCTCTCCACCGTGATGCGCGAGTTTGCCGCGCGCGACGTGGCGATGGTCTCGTGCCATCCGCGCTTCATCGACGCTGAATTCAAGCCGTATCCATACCTGGAAGATCTGCGGCTGAAGATTCCAAAGCCGGACAACGCGCCCCGGGAAGCGCTGCGGGCCGGCTTGAACTGCGGCAACATGTACTTCGGCATCAACACTTACCGGCGCCAGGCGGTGATCGATGCTGGCGGATTCGATCCGAAGGCCGGCTGGCTCCTGGACTGGGATCTGTACCTGCGGCTGCTCAAGAATCACGAGATCTACATCGTGGAGCGCGAGCTGTGTTCGCTCATGCTGCGCATGGATACCACGAGCTACATCGATCCGCCCAAGGTGCCGGCGCAGCACGCCTATTTTCGTTATGTGCGCGAGAAAAACTTCCGACCGACCGCCTTTAAGGTCGCCCTGGCGACCCCTTTTTACATGCAGCAGGAGAACTCCCACTTTGGCCAGTCGATGCTGCATACCTGCCACATGCTGACGCTGGCCGGTATCCCGTGGGAGCTGATCCGGATCGAGGGCGACTCCTACGTGGATCGCGCCAAGAACACGATCGTTGCCAACTTTCTGGAGACCGACTGCACCGACCTCATCATGATCGACTCCGATGAGAGCTGGCATCCGAACGCGATCTCGCGCCTGCTGCAGCACCCGGAAGAGGTCGTGGCCGGAGCCTATCCGTTCAAGAATCGATGGAACCAGTTCGCCGGCACGCCCCTGGAGGAGATCAAGGATGGCGTGATGCAGTACTCCGGCTGGCGCGAGCTATCGGACGGAGCATGTTTGCTGGAGGCATACAGCGTGGCCGGCGGCTTTCTGCGCATCAAACGGAGCGCGCTGGAAAAATTCGCCGATGCGTATCCGCAGGACGTCTACATCGATGACTATGCGTGGCCCGGACGTCCCGGACGCACCTATACCGCGTTTTTCGAGTGCGCCCGCCACAATTACTTCCGGCTGGGCGAGGATTCGGAATTCTCGCGCAAGATGCGGGCCGCCGGCATCAAGCTGTGGATCGATCCGAACATCACGATCCGGCATCACGGCATGCATAGCTGGGAAGGCAACCTGCATGAGCATCTGCTGCGGCCGCCCGATGAGATCGCAGCGCTCAAGGCCAAGCGCGCCGAGCTGGAGAAAATCCACGAGGCTCTCACTGAGCCAGCCAAGGCGGCGGCGTGAAATGTCGCGCCTGCGCGGCAGAGCTATCGATGCAGCTGATAGACCTTGGAGCGGCCCCGCCGAGCAATTCGTTCAATAGCAGTCAGGACGCCCCTGAGCAGCACTACCCGCTGCGAATGCTGTTCTGCGCGCTATGCGGCCTGGCGCAGACCGACATCACGCTCTTTAACCTGCACCACGATCAGATCTTCACCGAGCAATATCCGTACTTTTCCAGCACATCGAAACAGTGGGTGGCGCACGCTCGCGATCTGGTCGATCGCATGAGCGAGGAACTAGAGTTAGGGGCCGATAGTCTGACGGTCGAGGTCGGCTCTAACGATGGGTATCTGCTGCAGTGGGTGCAGAACAAGTGCTATGGCATCGAGCCGACCCACACGCGCTACAAGGCGTGGCACAAGGACATCGAGGTGGTGCCGGCCTTCTTCAACGAAAAGCTGGCCCTGAGCCTGATCGATTTCAAAGGTCAGGCCGACTGGATGGTATGCAATAACGTGCTGGCCCACGTGCCGGACATCAACGGATTCGTGCGAGGCTTCGCGGCGTTGCTCAAGCCAGATGGCGTTGCCACGTTCGAGTTCCCGAGCCTGGTCAATCTC